CTGCATTTTCTGTAAACCCCTCAATGAAACCAAGGATGCCTGCGACTGCCGCAGTGATTATCACAAACGGTTTTGCGATAATTTTGATGAAGTTTTTAAACCTCAACGCAAAAGATACGATGGTTGATTTAAATGCCAAGAAACCGGCAACAATCCCGTCGAACAGAAACCCAGAATCATCTTTCTCACTTTCCGGCGCATTAACGGAGGGTGCGGACGGACTTTCTGCTGGACCAGAGTCTCTAGATTTCAACCGCGCTAATTCCATTTTTTCGAAAAACAATTCGAAATTCATATTAACAGATTTAATCTCGGCGAGCATCAGTTGAGATAATTCAACCAACGGCGATAAATCGAAGGAAGATCCACCGCCAGCTTCGCCTCCGGAGGATTCTTGCGGACGAAGTGCTTCGGGGTTGCTTCTACGCAACGATTCGATTGAACTTGTAATGATGATATTACTATCTGCCACTTTGTTGTTTCCTTAAATCGTTTTCTTCTTTAATTCTCTGCGTCAAAAGCGTTATGTAAATTTCCCTCTCCCAAGGCATCATGTTATCAAGTTCGGTCAATGAATATTTGTGACTATGCATTAATTCGAAATTGGTTCTAAAATGATTAACCAAATTATCATGAGAGAGGTTAATTAAAAAAAATTCTGCAATCCTTTAACGTCGATATGGTTTTCTTCACCGCACTTACTACAATCAAAATCAACTCTGTGTTGCATTTGAGGCATTAGTGCGATATAATCTGTAACAGACTTAAACTGTTCTGTTGTCATTGATTCGATAAATTCCATTAATTCTTTGTTACTACAATCTGTTGCAAGGGTTCGTTCACCTTCGTGCATAATCGCTTCTATGCATAGTGCCGCCATTTCGAATGCCGCCGCGCTTGGAGATTTATCTGTATCGAATCCGGTGATCTCGAAATATGATGGCCATCTAAGTTCGATCGATACTTCGTCGGTTAAATTAATGATGTTTTCTGTTATCGGAACATCAACATTAATGTCGTCTAACTTAATTACAACATCGTTGATCGCCGAACACGAATTGCATTTAATTCCGATAGAAGCGGTTTCTCCTGCGGATTTCGCGCGGATTTGAGTGAACATATATTCGACGTCGAACGTTGTTAGTTTGCGAGTGTCGATTTTCTCAAATACACATGCTTCGATAGTATCTGCAATCGCCATTAACGCGCTCTTCTGGTCTTCAGTCTCGAGCGCCATCATTAAGACCTTCTCTTCTTTAACCAAGTATGGTCTGAAAGATACTTCTTTGTTTGTTGATGGAATCGTTATCGAGTACTTCGGCGAGTCGTTGAGTTTAGGTAATGCCATTATAAATCTCCATTATTAAATTTCAGATTCTTTAAAATCCTTGAAGGCGAAAGAAACTGTTATCTCTATCAATCCATCCTGCTCGTCGTCCGAAAGGGTGATGCTTGTGAACGTAGACGGATATGCGTCAATTAAATCGTAGGTGTAGATCACCTGATCGTCTGTTTTAAAATCTATATCTATTTCATTTTGAGCAAAGTTTATTGGACCTAGACTCGGCAATGATTTTCTAATTGATTCTGGTATGTTCAGGTTTAGTTGTTTATTGAAGAGCGGAAATGCAAACCCTTTCTTCAACAGTTGAATTTTGATTCCTTTAACATAATCGTTGTAGTACCCAACCTGATAGTCTTCTGTAATAATGGTATCACGCCATTCGCGGAAATATGTTAATATATCGGGTCGATTGAATACCCTGAAGGTCATGGTCACAGGATCGTTGGCGAAACCATTCGCCACATTAAAACTCATTAGACCAATCTTTGAGACTGCTCCTGTAATTTGCTTTCCAGGTAATGCAACGTTTTTGCAGTAGAGGTTTAACTCGTTAGACGAAATATCAGTCGCGTTGTCGCTTCCCGTTATTCTTGACATCGATGGAAGTATTACTCTGAACAGATTAGATCGCGCGAATCCCTCTTTGGCGGAAATCAACCCTTGTAGTTGTTCGATGCTGTATGACATTAAATCATTCTCCTAGAATCGCCATAGATTTTGCCGGATGAACTTTTCGCCCAGTCTGCCGTCGGTAAGAAAACCGCAATCTCATATTCTGGCGCTAATACCTTTGCGAATTGACCTCTGACGTGTTCCGTCAAATAATGTTTGAAACATGGAGCAAAGTATTTCATTTTCGAACTTGATTTAAGAAACTTGTATGACAGTCTGAATTTGGTCGTTTCGTCGTATCTTTTATTGTTAGTAATGTCCAACAATCCATCGAGAAACTTCGCTCTTAGTGCGGGAGGAAGATAGTGGAGATTGATCCCATAGAACCCTCCTTTCGCGGGACCGACTACAATTACCAAAGGAAATTTATCGTAATACGGCAACGTGTCTTTGGTTTTTGGGTCATAGGAAAACATGTACATGTGCCCTGCGATACTTTGATCGGTTTTGACCAATTCCGCTTCTTTCATCAGTTTGTTACGGTCAACCCGCCGAACCGTTTTGAGTTTATTTCTAAACCATTCTCTAGACTCTTTTGTTCTGGGTTGAATCCCAGCGCGAAATGCTTCTCTTTCGTATCTGGCGAATAGGTTGCTCATATTAATAACCGGAATGTCTTATGGATTATTTATAACTTTTTTCTAGGAGTTCTAGGTTTTTTAGAATACGCTGGAAGGGGTTTTAACTTCTTTAACGGTTTGGGAAGTATGCCCATGTTTCGTAGTTCTACTTCGGTCCATATCTCAAACTTCCACCCTCGGTCTTTACAGTATTCAATCGCTGCTTCCCACTTGTTCATATTTCGAACATAAGTCAATGCTTCGGTCATATATTTTTTGTTCCGAGTATTGACTTTCTTCGGCGGGGTGGTTTCCTTATTCGGTTTGACCTCGATTAAAAGCGTGGTTCCGTTTTTGTAAGTGACCAAGAAGTCTACGAAATATCGATGCCTGGTCTTGTCAACATCATAAATGTACGGAACGACCACTTCTTCGCTCGACCAAGACACAACATCAGATGAGTTATCGAAATGGAGCATAACGGATCTCTCCCACCCCGATCGATAGACAACACCGGTCGGATCGCCTTTATATTTATTTGGGTTCTTTGGTTTGTACTTCCCTTTATAAGTTTTCACATAATTCGCTATAAATAATCCATGTAACTTTTATTTATTGAGATTGGAATGCCAAATTACACATATCCTCTAGTCGATCAAGACAACTACAAAGGAAGAGTCGTTTTTCGCTTAGTAAAAGTCGAACCGATATCGACAGCAATTATTGCTAGACAATCAAAACAGGTAGGAAAGTACGTCCAATCACAGGACGGAAAAACATCTGAACCAGCGTCGTCTGACGTGGCGAATAAGAACAGCGGATCAGATGAAAGTCAAACCGATGTTTCTTCTGTACAAAGGGCGAAGAACTACGGACCGAGCGTTGCGCTATACCTGCCGGAAAATATTAGCATCACCGACGCGGTTCAGTACAGCAACTTAGACCTCGGAACACTCGGCGCAACTCTCGAGGGCGGATTGCAAAACGGGGCGAGCATTGCTGGTGCTGCAGTTAAAGCGATGACTGACGGCGTTGGTTCGTTCGCGGAAAGTTTTTCTACAAAAAGTTTCGACACTCCGCTCGCGCGACTTGCATTGAGTAGAACTTCAAGTAAGTTCGGCGATCAGATTGGAGGCGCAGTTGCCCTAAACACAAGAACCGTAATCAACCCAAACACGAGGGCGATGTTCGAGTCCGTACCGTTAAGGGAACTGCCGTTTACTTTCCGAATGATTGGTAAATCTAAAGAAGAAGCAGAAGAAATAAAGAACATAATTAAATTCTTCAGGACAGAACTTTATCCTGGAACGATATCCGCCGCAGACAACGTTCCTATTTCTTTGGGTTATAAAATTCCAAACATGTTTGAAGTTCGGTTTGAGTATGATGGAAAAGAAATCGCCACTAAGTTTTTAGATTGTTATCTTAGAACCGTGAGCGTCGTGTATAACTCTGAAAATGCTGGGTTCCATCCGGACGGTAACTTTACCGATATCCAGATGTCTTTAAACTTTACAGAATCTCGCGCGCTGACGCGCGAATTAATTGTGGAAGGATACTAATGGCGTATTTTAATAATTTCCCCCTGGTTCCGTATTATTTCGGAAGCGAAAAAACTTTCAACTACATCGAAAATATCGGGGTTTATGTTGACTTAATCGATCAACTCGTCGATGACGTTTCGTTTTATAGTAATCATGTGATAAAGGACGGCGATAGACCAGACACGCTGTCATATCAGTTGTATGGTAGCACAGAATATTATTGGACGTTTTTCTTGTCTAATCCAAGTTTGCGCGAATGCGGTTGGCCCTTGACTCGACAAGACGTTGAAGAAAAAGCGAAAGTGTTTTATCCTAATTATTCAGTACAAATAGACGGAACCCACAGAGTCAAAGACCTTTTCACGAGTTCGACTATTCTCGGTAAACGATTATCCCCAGGACAGCAAGTAATTATTAACGATAACACGATTGCTTCCGTCGTGCATTTAAATCTAGACATCGGGCAAGTTGTCTTAAAATATGTATCATCTTTGTCTGATAACAAATCTTCAATGACCAGCATCAATAAGATGTATTTCGATAATGGATTATATCCCTTCGACCCTTCTTATATTAGATACACATATTCTTCATCATATGGATCGGGGTTTTATAATAATGTGGTTGAGTATAACGCGCCGCACCATTATACAAACAACAGCGGAGAGCGTATCGATATCGACCCGTTTGATTTAACAACCTCGCTCGCTGGATCCACCGCAGTCACAAACCAAGAATACCTCGAAGGGCAGAACGAATCGGTCAAAACTATTCGCATCATAAAACCAAATTCTGTTAGAAAAATAGCGCAAGAGTTCGCTCGCCTTGTAAGAAATTAATATGTCTAGTCTTGATCAACAATTTAAAATATCCGAAGCAGTCATCACTGCGGATCGGTTCGATGATTTGAAACTAGATGTTTCTCAGTTAATTTACGAGTTGACAATCTTTGAATCAATAGAAAAACCATACCTGACTGGAAATTTGGTTATAGTAGACAACCTTGGACTTTTCGAATCATTGCAGTTTAAAGGGACTGAATATTTGAATATAGTTTTATCTTCAGCGGCAGAAGACGAAGATAAATTAGTCGAGAAAAAGTTCATCATATCAAATATGATTAAGAGCGTTAAGTCTAATGATGCGGCAGAAACTTTGATGTTTCAGTTGGTCGAAGTGCACAATTACTTCAATGCCCTGATACCATTTAGTCGTTCATATACGGACAACTTTCCGAATATCATTACAAAGATAATTAACACCAAATTAAAACTCGATGTTGATGTGTCGTACCTTTCGGACAACACCAAAAACCTCGCTCAAAGAAAACTCATCGTTCCATACATGACCCCGATCGAAGCATGCGCTTGGATCTTAGAGAAAGCGTGCTCTTCGACGGGTTCGCCGTTGTTCTTATATTCTTCAATACATGACAAAAAAATCAGACTCGGCGACTTAGAAAAAATGTTGCAACAAAAACCGTTTAACGAAAAACTGCCGTTCATTCATTCTCAGGCAGCAACTCAAACGGCGTCCGAGTTGGACGAGTCTTTCCGCGCCAGTCAAATCCTTGCGTACAGTTTAACATCAAATCAAAACTCATTAGATTTTATTGATGATGGATGTGTTGGTTCTTTCTATACAAACACTGATATAGGAACAGGGTTATCGTATCGTTCGCACATATCATCAAAGCACGTCATCGAATCTTTAAAAGATAATGGTACGATCAGCAAAGAGTCTGAGCAATTATTGTACGATGAACAACAACAATTTAACAACAGCGCCAGTGATGCATTCAATGCGGTTTATTTCCACCAAGTTTCGTCGAGCGGAACATACGGCGAGTTTAAGAGTTATCATGATGAAGACGACGCGTCGACGTTCGCGTTGAACGTAAAAAATAAAACAATCAAGTCAGCGTTGTATAAAAACATGATGAGTATTTCTGTTAGTGGCACTATGTTCATGCTGGTGAAGGCGACAGTCGGGGATATGATTCGTATTCATTTTACAACTAGCAACGCGGAGAATAATGTCGAATCACCGTTAGATCCCGAGAAGTCTGGGGATTATTTGATTTTCGCAACACGGCATACGTTTAGGGATACGCATCACATAGTTTCTCTCGATGTATCGCGCATAAGCAAAGACAATAAGAGTTTGGTGTTATAATGTTTTCGATTAAAAAAACTTTTTATGGTGATGAAACTCGTTGGTTCGTCGGCACTCTAATAAACACGACTCCTCCTGCAGGATTTGAGGGTCGTGTTAAAGTGCGAATTAACGGCATTCATAACTTATACACGGGAGAAGTCCCAGAGAAAGATTTACCATGGGCGCAGGTCTTGATGCCGAACACTGAAGGCGGCATCTCCGGTATCGGTAGAATTCCGCAATTACTTCCTGGCAGTATGGTATTCGGTATTTTTATTGATGGTCGTTCATCGCAAATCCCTCTTATCATTGGTTCAACACCAAGAGTCGAGTTGCCCACCTCTACGCAAACAAAAACTCAAAACACGCTTGAGAATTACAAGCACAACCAAGAAAAAATTATTAACATGGTGTTGCCTGATATTGACGATGATACTACACAAGAAGCGTCCGTCAATAAAAGAAGAAGTCAAGCAGTTAAATTTTTCATAGAGAACGGTTATACTGTTATTCAAGCAGCAAGTATCGCTGCTGGGTTGCAATTGGTTTCGAGGTTTATTCTACATTCAGACGATTCGACGTTGCAGGGTATCGGTGCGTGGTCAAAGGACGGTTCGGGTAAGCGGTTTCTAGACCTGTTAGATTTTGCTTCCATGTACAATATTAAAGATGATTGGAAAAGGTTTTCGGTTCAACTCCAATTTGTGTTGCACGAGTTAAGAAACAAAAAACGAAAGGCGAACTATAAATTAACGTCTGCCGAAACCATCGAGGAAGCATCGGAAGCGTTCGCTAAATATTACCTGAACGCGTCGAACTACAAAGATGCGAATGATATTGCCGAAATCGCTTATGAGGAAACCTTGGCGAATTAATTATGACTATTGATAAAACTACATTTAAAGAAGAAGTTCGGAACCTCGAGAACCGAGTCCAGTCGCATTCTTTTGTGGAAGCGCAAGCAGATAAGGCGCAAACGGATCTAACTAATTCAGTAGAAACGTTGGTCGGCAATACTGCCCAAGAAGTGAACGGCGGCATCAAGAGTTTAACGAGTAAAGCAACATCAGCGGGTCAGAAGATTCAAACGGCAAGCGTCGAAGGTTTGGTTACGGACGGTGTTGAGAGTCTAAAAAATTCTATCGACGAAACAATTGAATCTTTTACAGGTTCTTTCGGTAGTAAAGTTTCTGTCGAATGGTCTGACCCAGACTCTGACGGGCATGTGAGAATCATCAGCGAAACTTTGATTGCGGATACTAATAGCACTCTCGCTGCGGCATTGAGTTTAATCACTGGGTTAGGAGTCAAGTCTGGGTTCGTACAGAATGTAGTTGCCAACGCTAGTCCAGCAGGTGTGAAAAGCACATTAACTGGACTTGCCGGCAAGGTCGGCAGTTTCGCCAGCGTTGATGTGGTCAACCAATTAGCAGAAACCGCAAACACGGCGATGACAGATGTTTCTTCTTCATTTGCTGCGCTACCCGCGCTACCCGCAGGGGCGAATAATATTTCTGCAAACATCGACGATATGGTTACGGATGTATCCAACTCAGTAACCTCCGTCCAGTCTTCAATAACAAAAGGCGTCGAAGTAGACCAAACTAAACTCGAAACAACTCTCGCGGGCATAACTGGTAAATCGGGAGATATTGTAAACAGTTCTGTGGAAAACCTGCCGCAAAACATTAACGAACTTTCTATCAAAACCGACAACTACACTAAGGGCGTTGACGCAAGTATTTCCAATTCAAAATCCGGATTGCTACAGGGGTTTGGCGAAAACCTCTCGAAAGACGCAACAAACCAAATTAAACAAATCGCCCCAGGATTATCAGACTCTGATATTAATGACGCAATTACATTAGCGCAAGACGATCAGGGGTCATTAGACGCTGCAGTTGAAATCGTATCTAAGAAGTCTGGTAGTTCTCCGCAAGCAATCAAATCAATTCTCGAGAGACTGAATACTACGATCGCAGGATCAACCATCGTGGATGCTTCGCAGTCCGTCTTCATAGATCCATTAGAAATTGGTAGAGATATTTTCGACGAAAACAACAAGAAAGTCTACACATACATCACAACTGTTGAAGAATTAGAAGCAGATCTGAGGCAAGTGACGCGAGACATAACTGAGGTCGTTGTCCATTGGACGGAAACGTTTACCAACAAAGATATTGGATCTTCGGAAATTAACGAACAACAGATTGCACTCGGACAGAGCGAGATAGGTTATCACTATATCATTCGAAGAGACGGTTCTATACAACGTGGAAGGAACCTCAATGTCGTCGGGCAACATGCGGCAGTCAATGACCACGATACATATAGTATTGGAATTGCTTTCGTTGGTGGGTTTAATTGCGCTTCTGGAACTGATAACCCGCAAGCATTCTTATCATCTTCTTCGTTAACGAGGGTTCAAATGAATTCGTTTGAAACGTTTTGCAGAGCGTTCTACTCGGCATATCCTGGGGGTCAAGTTATCGGGCATAATGATATCGATGATAATGAATTAGATCCTGGATTTGACGTCAGGGATTATTGCCTCGACATGTTCGGCAAACCATCGTTGTTTAAAAACACTACATCTCAAAAACCTTTCACTCCAGCGGAAATTAATTCGACCAAATTATGACAACCGAAACAGATAATTTAAAGAACCGCCTCGCAACGATCGGCGAAGCGAGAGAGAACAGTGAAGGTATCGCCGCTGATGGATTTATTGATGCGTCTGGTGAGTATCCTCGTCAAGGATATTTCTTCGGGAACTCGATCAACAAATCTGCTAAAGGCGAAACCGTACATAACCTGAAATCTTTCGGGGGCGATACTGCAGTAGAAACAATCACAACTGAACAGAACCCGTCCCAGTACCCCCACAGTCAAGTTTCTGAAACACCAGCAGGTCATGTGTGGTTGGTAGACGATACTCCTGGCGGCGAGCGAGTGTTAATTAAACACAAGTCCGGATCGGGTATTGAACTTCGCGCTGACGGCAGTGTTTTGTTTTCGTCGGTCGATAAGAAGGTTGAAGTGACCGGCGACGATCATACTGTTATTGTTGAGGGCGAGGGAAACTTAATCTATAAAGGTAATTTGACAGTGAAGGTCACTGGAGATTATAACCTAGAAGTCGGTGGTAATATTAATGTTACGACTGCAGGTAATAAAACCGAAACCATTAACCACAACCATATAAAAAATGTTGATGGGAATCAGAATTATGTTATTAAAGGATCGCGCGGCAGTCAAGTAGTCGGAACCAATACCGATACTATACTAGGCGAGAACAACCTGTTGGTCAAAGGCGATCAAAAGAATTTTGTCGAAGGCAACGTTGAGTTTACATCAGGCGGTTCGTTGGTTACTACGGCAGCGCTCGAGTGGGCGGCATCTTCGCAAACTACAAATATTTCTGGAATGAATATTAGCGTCATGGGCGCTAAAGGAACTATCGGCGGACAATTAGTCGACCATTTCGGTAAAGCGTTTGCTGGACCTCCTGGGGGGTCTGGAGCAGGAGGCACAACGTTCTATGGTACCTTGATCGGGAAAGCGCAAGAAGCGATCACTAGTGATTTTGCTAACAAAGCGGGTTGGGCAAAACAAGCAGATGCTGCAAAAAGCGCTCCAGACGGTCCATCTGGGTCTCCAGGATCTTATCCGACCGTGATGCCGTTCGCTACAATCCCGACCACTGCCCCGATGCCCAGCGCTGCGTTGGTAATGCCTCACCTTTCTATTAGCAATTATGCGATTAGGAATGTACAAATAGATACGACAATCGATGATCCTAATTCATTAATATCTAAAATTCTAAAGACTGACGATTATCAAGATTTGTTCGATCGCGATCCGACGATTCACGAGATAAGATCTAAACTCAGAGATCCTGCGAACTTAAAGAATTCTAAGTTCACATCTAATCTTGTGTCGGAAGGTAAACTCTCTTCTCAATTCAGCAACACTGCGCCAAAGAACATCGGCAGAGTTGAAGGACAATCCGGCAACAGCAAGATCGGGCAGCAAATTATTGGGAACAATCCATTAGATAAGAAGAGCAAGAGGTTTAAGATATAATGATTTATCTAGTTGATCCGAAGTATAATCCGAATCACCAAAGCGCAATTTCGTCGTCGACTAAACTCGGTCCAGGCATCACTTGCGCTAAATTCTTGGGAAGTGCCGGAACTCGTACGCAATTTGAACAGATAGAAGTGGACCGCGCCCAAGTAGCACGACAACTATATCTGCATGCTGAAGCGATGTTAATGGTCAATAAGAACAATAATTTCAGTTCCCATCGTCTAATTGTTGCCGAGGGAGTTTACCGACCAACGCTAAAAGAAACTGTCACTCCGAATTCGATTAACGATTTAAAGAAAACCGGAAGAGCAGTAGTCTATCAGTTGATTAACAAGAAAGGCGCAATCGACTTGCGTAAATCGTTCGACCTTGCGGTTTATTGGAAAGATTATCTTAAATTTGATAAACTGGTTTTGGACTATGATACGTTCGATCCTAGCAATAAAATTTCATGTCAGGTTGTTCTTGCAATGCCATCAGTTCCAGCATCATTCGACATTTCCTTTAAACAGAAAATAGAAACAACCTATAATGGAAAACTACAATCAAAAAACGAATTGATTGAAATTCTTCCTGCATAGCAGTATAAATAACTTTAAATCAATTGTTCTTTGAATTATGCCAACAATAAAAATATTAGCGAACGAAGATAAAGACCTACAGACAGTCAGTTTGCAGACGTCAATAACTCGCACCTATAAAGATATTGACCTCACGTTCGCTAAAAATACGAACACTGGGGACATATATAAGAAGAAAGATGCTGCGGCAGTCAAACAAGCGATCAAAAATTTACTTCTAACTAATAACTTAGAGCGCCCGTTCAATGCTTCTTTCGGAGCGAACCTGAACGATTTCCTTTTTGAGTTATCGGGCGGAGAGACCGCAGAGTCCGAAATAAAGCAAAACATTATAAGAGCAATTGAGAAGCACGAACCGCGCGCGAAGGTTCTAGATATAGAAGTCAACGCTCGACCCGAGTTAAATGCAATTTCGGTTTCAATTCAATTTTCTATTTTGGGAATGTCAGAGTCCGTGACATTTGAAACGACAGTATCGAGGTTAAGATAATAATGGCGACAACGATTAATACTACTGGTTTAGATTTTACATCAATTAAAAACAATCTAAAGCAGTTTCTCAATAAAGAAGAATTTGCGGATTATAATTTCGAAGCATCGGGACTGTCAAACCTATTAGATGTTCTCGCATATAATACACACTTCAATGCATTAACTGCAAATTTCGCGCTCAACGAATCATACATTTCGACTGCTCAATTACGTTCTTCTCTAGTTGGACTTGCGACGAATGTTGGGTATATTCCTGGAACTAAATCGTCCGCAAAATTTAATGCGAATATATCTATCAACGATAGCAGGATCGGCGCGCCTTCGACTTATACCTTACCTGCGGGATTTTCCATCACCGCCACTCTCGAAGAAAAGATCTATACATTTAGAACAAGGTCAGACGCTGTTTCTAATACTTCGGTTTCTGGCAATTACACTTGGGAAAATCTAACTTTTCACGAAGGCGAATTAAAAACCAAAACCTTTAATGTTGGTTTCGGCGAAACGAATAGCGTTTATGTTATCCCCGATGAAAACGTTGATATGGATAGCGTCAGTATAAAAGTTTTTGATTCTCCGACATCTAATAACTTCGTTCGTTACACTAATATCAAATTATCTTCTAATTTGAACTCTGAGTCGAGAATCTATATTCTTAAAGAAGCGCCCAACGGGCACTTCGAACTATCTTTCGGAAACGGCGCAACGTTGGGCGATGTTCCATCCGCCGGAAATAAAGTTGTAGTCGAGTATTTTGCCGTTGCTGGAAGTGATGCCAATGGTGCGAACGTGTTTATTTCCGATACGCCAGTATCCCCAGTTGAGTATCCATCGGGTTCTTTCGCATCAACATTAGTCGCTACAAGTAATGCATCATATGGCGGCAAAGATAAAGAATCAATCGAATCAATTAGAAAAAACGCACCTTTTCAATATTCAACTCAAAACAGAATGGTCACTTCTTCGGACTATGCTTCTCTGATTAAAAGAGAATACCCAGCATTGATTTCATCAGTAGAATGCTGGGGCGGCGAAGATAACGATAATCCGGATTTCGGTAATGTTTATATTTCTTTCGTCAATACCTTTGACGAGTCTTCGTCGGACTATGCAACAAGAGTGAACGAACTTCAAGCAAACATCACGACGCTCTCGAATCAACTCGGTATTCTTTCTTTTGGTGTTAAGTTTGTCGAACCTTCCGTTACCAATATAGAAATTTCTTGCGTGTTTCAATATAACTCGGATGCACTATCAGGTTCACCTTCTACGCTTGAAACTGAAGTCAAGACCGCTATCGCGACATTCTTTACCGATAACACAATTGGTAATTTCGGTATTTCCTTCCGAAGATCAAACCTGTTAACGTATATCGACGAAAGCAACGCAGCGATTCTTTCCTCCAGGGCAACAATTAAAATGAACCAGCAGTTGAAGTTCACTTCTGGTGTAGCGAAAGATTATACCTTAGTGTATCCTGATGCTATTAGCGACCTCAATGCAAACACAACAGTCATTTCAACTATTTTCTTATATGGTAACAAAAACTGCGTCATCAAGAACAAAATTAATAGCGATGTTTTACAGATCATTGATGTGGCAAATGATATCATTATGGTTGACAATGTTGGGGAGGTTGTTCCGAGCACAGGAACAGTTAAACTCGTCGGGTTCTTGCCGCAAGGTTATGTCTCCGGAACCAATAGCATTTATATCAGCGTCATGCCTGATAACGAAAGCGCGGTTGTTCCTAGCAAAAATAGCATACTAAATTTCGACGCAAGCTTGAGCGCTGTTTCTGGTGTGGTCACCGAATAGCGATATAAATAAATTTTGATAATGGGTCAAAAATAATGGCAAAACAATTAATCGATGTCGGTATTTCGGCAAATGATGGAACCGGCGATACGCTAAGGTCTGGCGCAGTTAAAGTTAATAACAACTTTGATGAAGTTTATAGCGCACTCGAGTCCAGTTTTAATATAACTGCGAGCGGCGCATCTGCATATACTTTCCAAGCGGATACTCGTTTTTTCATAACAAACGAAAACAATCCGGTATTGTATTTGCAAAGAGGGCGCACTTATAATTTTATCGTTAACGCGATCGGGCATCCATTAGAAATACGAT